GCAATGGGTGTGGCGCTTGCTGTCGAAGAGTAGGTACGATGCCCAAAGAACTTCTGGTAATGAATAATCTAGAAGTAAACCCAGACGGTTCTTGTAAGAACCTCCAGTCAGATAACAGTTGTTCTATATATGAAACAAGGCCGAGCATATGCAGAGTATCTGATATGCAAAAAGATTCAGGCTTATCCCAACTAGAATATTTTCAATTAACCGCTAGTGTTTGCAATATTTGGATGGATGAAGACAAGTCTGATTACCCTCGACTTGATGACGATTATTCTGATCACATAATAGACTCAAGATCAGACGATTAGTAAATTATTTAATTTTACCTTCTAGTCGGTTATAAAAACGAGCGACAAGCAACCTCCCCTTTTGAGACAAAGCATATCTAACCCTGTAATTATACTTGGTCTCTTCTCTAAATATGTGATCTTCTAATGTTCCAGAAGGTGTCAGTTTGTCAAAGTGCTTATATACATACTCTTTGTTAAGCAAAGGATACAATACTTTAATGCCAACTTGATTTCTTCTCTCCCCTAAAGACTTAGATATGTAGTCTAAAGTCCAGAACTCTAGGTCATATACATGAATTAAAAAAAGTATTTGCCTAGCACTCAAGCCATAAGTCTCTACGGCTTCTTTCATTATTTTTTTGTAGTTCTTTAAGTAGTTGCTCGATACAGATCTTTTGTCAATGAAGGAAAAGTCCCTGAACATCTTACTCCTTTTGACTCGACTCTTAGGCATGATCTTTAAATTGTATCTTTGTAAAAAAGTAAAGATATGGCATCACTAAGTGGAAGCAAAATAAAAGATACCTTCAATTTAATTTTGAAGACTGCAACGACAGCGCTCTCTGGAACTAAGCAAAGTGTACAGGACGGTGACGGAAACAACTCAGCATTAAAACTATCTACTAGCGATGTAGAAGTAGCGGGTGCATTATCTATTGTTCCTCAGCCTGCAACATCTAGTACAGAGTTGACAGCGTTGCTTATAGCAACATCTGGAACGGTAGTCACCAGGGAATTAGACACAACGGCATTTGGTAGCGCATCTATAACGGCTAACTCACCATTGTCTGCGACAGGAAACACCATCGGTGTTGACGATCCTATTAACCTTTCCCAGTTAACCTCCACAACTGCTGCAAATGCGGATAAGTATTTAATATGGGATGAGACAACCTCTGCATATAAGTATATTCTTTTTTCTGATTTAGTTACGTTTGTTCAGAACTCAGCAGGAAGTACAAACTTTTTACCTGTAATGTCTTTGGTAGCAAATGCTGCTACTTCGATTGCAACCTCAAGTGCAAATGTTTCTTGGGCTTCTATTACAGATGGTGTAGGAAAGAGTTCTACTGGAGGATTTTCCACAGACACTCAGATTCAATTGCAAGACTCTACATTAGTGAGAGATCAGATTCAAATTGATGTTTCGGGTACTTATAAGTTTGAGGTGAGTATGGAAATAAATTCTTCAACAGGGACTCCAGATGTGGAAGTAGAGATATTTGATGATGGAAATACGCAGTCTCTTCAAAAGGCAAATAGGACAATGAATGGAAACACTCTAAATGCTATAAGTTTTACAGCCACAAGACAGGCTAGCGCAGGGAATCAGTTTTCTATTAATATCAAATCTTCAACAGCCGCAACATATACAACTAACTCCTATTGTATAATAACCCAGATAGCGTAACTTAGGATACGTTATGGAGGACGATTACGAAAACAAAATAAGAGTAGAAACCTTTATTCAGATTAAGCAGAAGGTTGAAGAGATCACAGACATTGTAAAAGATAATGGCCTCGAAGGTGACTTCATGGCTTGTTATTGCTTTGCATTACTAAGACCAATGAGTGAAGACATGGATGGTCATTCACAGGTTGAACATATGTCAGGATTCCACGCAGAATCTCCAACAGAAATACACACAATGACTCAGGCTATGGTCCAAGATTATTTTATGTCTATAGGGGAAAAAAGAGACACGTCGTCTTTAGACTACTGGCTTGACGATAATAAATGATTTTGCATTAGTTTTGTTAATCA